GGAGAATCCCTCCCCGAACCATGCTTCTAGTTTTTTCTGCTGAGCTTCGAGTCTTGTTTCTGCAAGTGCCTTGGCGCTGTCAAATGCTGCGCGATCAAGACTCAGCCCATCTGCTTCCATGTGCAGACATGGAAATACTAGTGGAAACTCTTGCAGATAATTATTGACTGCCCACTCTGGGGCTTCATGCAACATGGAAAGAAACGCCATCAGCGTAGACCAGCAGTCCTTGGCGTTGTACTCCATCATGTTGTATTCACTGCCGGCAGAATCATCTTTCCAGAAGCGCACAGTCCGCACACAAAATGCAGTGATAAAGTCTAGGCGCTTGGGAAGTTCTGAATACCAGGAGTGAAAGAAATGTTGTGTGTCATAGAGCCAGTTGTGTACTGGTGCACCAAAGCGCAGGAAGTATAAGTTGTCATACATCCCGTTCTGAAAGATCTTGCCGGGCGCCGACGCATTGAGTTTGCGGACAAACTGGTGCGCCAGCATATCTTTGAAAGGCACTACAACGGAGTGTGTAGTACCGTCATCAAACAAAGCGCAATAACCAACACAACGAATGCGGCGTAGAGGATCGTCGATATAGGTTTCAATATCCACAGCCAGCAGGCGTGCAGAACTAAAGCGCTCAAGAAGTGCCTGGCTCTTAGAGCTGCTCCAAACTTCCCAAGTAAATTGTGTCTGCGGGAACCAATCTTCAGGACGTGTGAGTTTGGATATGAACCGCTTAAAAACAAACGGACCCTCCGCAGTTGTGACGAGATGTGATAGCGGATTGAGGACAAGAACCGGGAGATCATAGTTGATTCCTAGTTTGATTGCAGGGATAAAGAAAAATGAGCCAGCGTAATCATCAAGGCTGAGGCGTCTTTTCAGACCACGCTTGTCTAGCGGATGACGGAAGTCATCAAGTGCAGACAGCAGCACTGTCATTGTTTTTGAATTGGTAACAATAACGCCTTCCAGAGAATGTGCTTTGACTTTGGATGCAAAGCTACTGAGGAAGTCTTCATCTGAAGTGCTGACCTTTATAGAGTGCGCACCAACAAGTTCATTGAGGCGCGGCAGATATGGCCTGTCTTCTGGCGTGGCGAATAGTGCTAGTCTCATGGCTTGGTTTGTGGGTTGAGTTTTTCTGCTGCAAAGTAAAAAGCCCGCAGAAGTCTGCAGGCTCTTGGATTTGAAGCAATCAAATCATGGAGTCAAAGACTCAAGTTCACAGAACAACAACGTCCTTCAGGCGGAAGTTGAAACGCTCGGCGTCTTTCTTGTCCTGACTGCGCTGCAGACTTGCAGCCACAGAAACTTTGTTGATCTGCGCAATGGTGTCACCCAGAGACTGAGCACCAAAATGTGCAGAGAACGGAGCGCAAGCCTCCTTCAGATAGCCCAGGCCAAAATCATTGACCGTGCCATCCTTCTTGAAAGGAGAAAAGATCTGCGTGAATTTCTGGCCCACAGCAGCCTGCTTTTCTTCCTCAGGATTCTTGACTTCATTCACGCTTTCCACTTCATAGGAAAACTTGATGTACTCATTGCCACTGGTGCCAGATGCTTCGCGGGAAGCCGTGACGATCAAACCATAGTGGCCAGTCGGCGGAACACCAACGGGCGGAAGATCGTCGATGTCATCCATCGAAGCGTTCATCAGGGAATCGAGATCGGCAAATGCAGCTTTGGACATGATTGTCTTTCAGAAAAAAGTTTGAGAGAGTGTTTGGTTGGAATGACTAGAGTTTCTGGATTACTTTGGATCTCCTTTCAGTCTATCAACAACAAGTTGTGTGTATCCTACGATGTCAACCCAAGAGTCGAGATAGTTAGGATCGCCGTTGAGAATGCGCCCAATCTTGTGAGCTACCATTTCAAGAGCTTCTTTCTGATCATTGTTAAGATGGGCCCAATTCGGGGAATACCGCATCGCTTTCTTCAGCTCTTGCGTGATGAGTGCGTGGCCTGTGAAAAGACCATAGCGAGATCCACGCTCTTTGAGCATGGCATCTACAGATTGAGTTTCAGAAGTTTGGACAGTCATGGTTTGGAAAAGATTTGGAGAAAATGAAAGACCACTGTAGCAGTGTTCATCCGCGATGTCAACCCCTACGGAATAGACTTACCAGCGAGAGTTCGCCTCCTTTCTTTTCATCAACATCAATCGCAAGTCTCGATCCTGTAATGATCGTGGGACTATAAGTGCTGGAACTGAAAGCTCTGTGCTGTTTATTGACAACAGAGCAATGCACTACTGTGTCAAAATATTTTGCACTTGTCAGCGAGAAGTTCCGGGTGCCGGCGACTGGCACAATTTTTTCCCTTCCTTCCAAACTTTCGCTTTCCAACTCATGGCTGATTGCCACAATGTTGATGTCAACAACTTGGATAAAGCTGAGGACTTGCTCCATCAGTGCGCCTTGCACACCGTAGTCTACAAACGTGCGCTTGTATTCTTCGCCACCGGGTTTTTGAAGCTCCTTGAGAATGCCCTTGTTCATGGCACTGTTTGCCAGTTGAGACAAGGAATCTATCACAAGGATATCTTCTGCACCCAGGTTTGCCAGATTGATTTCTGAGAACTTGGCGCCGGCAGCTTTGGCACAGAGCGGACAAGAAACTTTGCCGTGGTCTGCACAGATACGTTTCATTCCGCCGCGAAAGATATCCCGCAGAGTATCAATGGCAATCGGATACAGCCTGTGATCAGGGATGCTGATGACATTGACATTCTTGCGGAACTGCGGCGCCAAGATATCTGGATTAAGCAGAGTCTTGATTCCGTTCTCAAGATCAAGCCAGTGCAGTTTGAAATGCTCTGCAAGTTTGCCGACAAGCGCAGTCTTGCCTGACTTGGGCGCACCGTAGATCAGAGCCTTGGTGCGGGCACTGGAAGAAAATTCATCGAGATTCATTGCCTGAGTCCTCTGTTTTGACTGGCGAAAACATTTTCAAAAATCTTGGAATAGATATAACAGACTTGCTCATATCTTTCCGGTTCCAGCTCAATGTGAACTGAAACATAGTACATGAAGCCATCATCCTCGCCTATGCGCTCAGTCTTCTCAGTGTGCAGGCGGATGACAAAGGGCAGCACATCTTCTGGCGTGTCTTTGCTTTTCCAGTCCTTGAAAAGTGCAAGCTGCTCTGTGCGCAAAATTGTGCCAATGACTTTGCAGATTGTTTCTGATGAATTGTGCAGCTTGGACATGAGCACAATGGGAAACATGACTGCATTTCGCAGGCTTGGATCAGCACTTGGCGCCGCCACCATGCAAAGTTTCAGCACATATTGGTTGTCATCTTCGTCAGTCTCATCTAAGGATTCTGAGAAGAATGTTGCCCCAGGATATGCAGGAATCGGAGAGACTGCAATGTCTTTCAACGCCCAGCGGATAGGAGGCAAGTCATTATTCTCTAGGACATGCAGGCGCTCGGCGTCAGCCTTGAGTTTCTTAAACATCTTTTCTTCATTGGTCATGGTGTGCTTTCAGAGTCTTTCTTTTTGCCGTTGAACAATCTCACTGAGTGTGGTGGCAAAGTCCACTGACTCAATGGCTGAGATATCTTGGATGGATGTGATTGTTGGCAGGTCTGAGAACTTCTTGCCAAACATATTGGATGTGGAGAACTCACAAGTATCTAGGAACTCACAGCGCCGCATGAAATTGTAACAGCTGCGCCCGCGCTTTGGGAAGAAGTTGAGTTCAGAGTAAGAATCAATCTGGTGTTGAATCAGAAGTTGATCCTGTATCCACTCAGCTTTCTTCAGAGAGTCCTTGACAAAGGAGAACTGGTGCCACTGCTGCGCCGTGGAACTGTAGACTGTGTACAGAACTTCGTACTCTGACCCACCTAGCATATCTACAACAATAGCGTAGGACAGTGCTTGGTCGCTGTTTTGGTACATTACAGGGTCAACAGACGCAAGTCCAGTCGTCTTGTTTTCTTTGACAAGAAACCTACCAGTCTCACGATGTTGCAGAACTTCGTCAATGTGGCCACTGTAGAAGTGTCCGTTCTCAAAGTCCACAGCGATTGTTGCTTCGATCTTGATAGACTCATAGTCTCGGAGATTTGTTTCTGAGTTGTAAAACTCTTGATAAGCATACAGTGCCCAGCAGGCTTCATAGAAACTCTTGCCCACAGACTTGTTTGCCTTGCGCTCAGTCTCGAGAAGATCAATATCCCATGCAAGGAATGCTGACCAGATTGCTTGACGCAAGTCTTGAGTTTCATCATAGACTGCGACGCCAGCACCCACAGCGTGACCGAAAGCAAAAGTCGGGGAGTTGATACGCTCAGACACTCCCGCTTCCGCTTGCATTTTCTTGAGCTGATATTTGCGCGGGCAAGAATGAAAGATATCGGATGTGCTGTAAGTGAGGAGATTGCGATTGGAAAAGAGTTTATCGTATCCTGACTTCAGGACTTTGACAGCTGTGCCAAAGCCCGGCGTTGGGGATGTGATTGATTGAGATAAGATTGTGTCCATGTTCATGATTGGTTTCCTGTCTTGATACCATTCAAAATAATCAGCGGCCAGCATCAAAGACTATCCACAGAGACTTTTACACGGCCAGCTTTCTTTGCAACTGCAGCCTTGACAATCTCAGTCTTCGTGTGAACTTCTGCAGCGTCAATGATAAGTGCAATCTCTTTGTCTTCCAAGAGATGCACAGTCTCAGGATAAGATATCAGCAAACTGTGAGTGTTTCTGAGATGCTGCGGCATCATAGGATCTTTTGCAAGCAGAGCTTGCTCAAGAGATGCAAGAGACATTTCCAATGATCGCATTGTTGTGTCAGGAATACGAGACATTGCTTCTTCGTTGCGCTCTTTCATGAGAATACTCCTTATGAGTTGCAGTGCTTGCAGTTGTTCAGACTGATTGAGTTGTGCAAACTCAAGATCAATCCAGGGGAAATTCAGGTCAGAGAGTGGTCGGCGCCAAGCGCCGGCACACAGGGAAAGAAGTTCCCTAGAAATAACTACAGGATTTTTGGCTGCCACATATCCGGGAAGTTTATCCTGTATTCCTAGAGTCAGGGATAAATCCAGGGTGCTGCGCGGCATTGGCGTCTCACTTGGAGAGCAGATATAAAAACAAAACCCCCGTGCTTTATGGGCGACGAGGGTTCTGGATATCATACTCTCGCTCAGTGGAGCGATGAAGTATGGAAGTCTAGCCATGTGCGGAGCCTGGATCTGTGGCGTCAAAGTCTATGTCAATCTGCTTGAGCATAGCTTGTGCTTGTTCTTCCTCAGCTTTTTGCTGTTCCAAGATTCTATCCCGGTGTTCAGCTTCAGGCAAGAATTCGAGCACAGGCTCAACGGCGTCACGGAAGAATGAAGACAGATTGATTGCCTGAGCGCCGTCATCCCGATAAACTTTGACACTGATGACTGAGAAGTCATCTTCTGGCTTGGTTCCGTCGCCGGCGTTGTGCCGTGCAATCTGGATTGTGACCTTGCCGACTTTGTGAAGATCCATGTTGATTGGTGTGTAGATTTTTGACATGATGTTGATTGGTGTGTTGAGAAGATTAGAGAGCTGTGAGATAGAGGAGTTTGAATTGGATTTTCACATGAGTTTTGGATAGCTCCTGTCGTGATACAACTAATTTGCTCCAGCCTACAAGTCCAGCTTGTCGCCGCGCCACGTTCTCTGCAGTCTTTATACGCTTGACACCATTTTCTACAGTGCGTGCGTGTTCCTTGCTGACAGTGATATCTGCACTGCCAGTCTTTTTGATTCTGTCCCAGACTGCAAAATAGTTTGTAGACAGAATCAGAGACATCACAAATTCTCAGGCAAAACTTCTACCGTGTAACGCTTGCGCAGGCTGAGTTGCATGGGCTGCAAACTAAACGTGCCTTTGCGCGCCGGTGCATCGTAAGATGCTTGGATATATTTATCTGCGTAACCTTCCGCGTCAAAGTTTAGTGCAGTTGATTTGTAAGTTTTGAACCTGCGAATCAGCGAGACACGCATGGACTCATACTCATTCCGGGAAATATCCAAAACCGAGACTGGAGCCTCGTCAAAAAGAACTGCGTTGAAGATTTGCTGTGGTGTGAGATCAAGTGACATAAGTTTCTCCGTGCTGTTTTGTTTTTTCTCAGAATCCAGAAACCTAGACGCTGAGAGAAGACAAAAAAGAGGGAGCCGTAGCTCCCTCAAAAGTTCCTGCAGATACCGGGAGTCTTAAACAGTATCTGGTCGCCCAGGAACTTGCCCACAAAAAGAATCTGGATTAGATCAGGTCCAGATTGACAGCCCGCTCAGGTTCCGAAACCCACTTCTTGAACTTCTCAGAAATGCGGCTGGCACACTGCGCAGTGTCTTCGATGTTTGCAGAACTGGACATATAGATATCCAGCTGGTCGATCAGAAGATTGAGAACTTCCTTGTTGGCCTTGGCCTTGGCAGGATTCTTGTACAGATTGATCTGATTCTTGATCCGATCTTCCGACTTGCCAGTGGCCGCAACCATGACAGACAGATAGTCTTCAAAGAAAGACTTCCAATCTTCTTCCGAAAGTGCAGTTGCACCACGGCGCGCAGGCGGAATGCTGGCAATGTAAGTCAGCGACAGCTTGGCGTAATCAAGCATGCTTGCGCTGACAGTCTTGGAATCATCAGTTCCGAAACTTTCGATCAGCTCATCGAACTGGTCACGCGCTTGCGTAACAATGATTTCCGCAACTGCGTCCAGAATCAGTTCAGATTCTTTGCCCCCAGCGTGCAGAAGATCCACAACTTCCTGAACTTCAGGCACAGGAATGTCGCAAGTCACAGAGTCTTGCTTCTTGGTGCGGCCGATTTCCTTGCCACTTTCGTCCGTGATCTTGCGGGACTTGAAATTGAACTTGACAGCTTTTGCAAGCATTTTGGTTTCCTGATTGGAAAGAGTCAGGGTCTTAAAATCTGGCGCCCTGACGAAACCAGTGGAGCGGTGTTTGCCCCGAGGAAACTACAGTGTGCCACGGCCCGTAGGCCGTGTCAAGGGGTCAGTTATTGAATAGATTTGTAATCAACTTCTCGTTGCAGCCACCAGATAGGTTCTTTCCTACCTTTCCAAGTTGCAAATGCATACTTGTCTTGGAAATAGTAATTGCGATACATTTCTACTGCCTCATAATGTGGTGCAGAAGTTGTGCGAAGCACAGGATCTTTGACAGCCACAGCAAAAACTTCTGGCAAGGGATTGTGAACTGGATAACCTAGGTCATCAAGTTCTTCGCAAAGATACTTGAGCCAAGACATATGCTCATGCTCTGCGCTGAGAGGATAACGGTATTGATGCTCATTGCAAAGTGCGTAAGCAAGGCGTGCAAGATAGTTGAAGTTGATTACAGATTTTTTGGTCCATTCTACGCATGGATGCTTGGACATTCCAGCGGCCAGCGGCTTGCATGGTGCGCTGCTGTGCAGATTCTCACAAATTCTAGAGCCAATGACTGGAGCTTGTGCCAGTGTGGTGCAAAGCATTTGAGAAGATTCCAGAATCATTTTGATAACATGCTTGTCGCAATGATATCTGGCTTGCTCGAGATAATGCTTTGCAGGATGATGCTCGTGAGATAGGATGAAGATGTTCATTTGATTCTCTTTCAGTTTGATGGATTCCGTGAAGACGCCAGTTCAAAGTTGAGGATTGCTACGGCAAATTCTGGAATTGCAGGACTTGCACGCAGTTCTACGCGAATATTAAATCTGTCAGTTTTTCCCTCCCACTCTAGCTCAGTTGGTACGTTATTATAAGCCCACAGGATTACATAATCCTTACAGTTGTAGGTGAGTTTGCTTTTTGTTTCGTCAAGTCTGTCTTCAATATCAGACTTACGCATATACACAGTCTTTTTCCAAGCAACTAGTTCTTTCGCGGCGTCGCTGAGTTCATTGAATGGAAAGAATTTTACCTTGTACGCCAGTTGAGTTTGTTGGCGATCAGGCTTGGGAAGTGTTTTGAAAAGCATGTTTGTTCCTTCGTGTGCTTACGCACGCTTTGATTGCAAAAGAGCCCAGCGCCGGGAAAGAATATTGTGTTGCGCTTGAGCTTTGAGATACAAACCGAGCGTTGCAAACTGTGTCCGCTCTGGCGCCGGCGGAAGTTCAGTCATCTCGGTCAGTTGATTGTCAAAATTCTCAAAGAATTCCTTTTCCTTCTTTGTCTCAGAGTCTGAGACAACTACAGAATCTTTGCCAGAATCTGCAATTCCACCGAGCAGTGTGAATGATCCGTAAAAGTTATTCAATGCGTCACGAATGCCATTGAGTCGCTGGCGAATAAAGTGTGTAATATCATTGCCTTGATCGCAAAGATCAAACACAGCTTCGGATAAGTCGTCAATGTCATCTGCAATCCAATTTTCAGGTTCCAGGTTTCCACGCAAGAACAAGGTTTTCAGTGTTTCTCGGCGCCCAACGGGATACTTTGGGCTTTGAGATATTTGTGTGTCAATCCAAGCCCAGACTTTGATGTAATCAAGTTTGATCTTGATCTTGGCGTCACGAATTTCTTTGCTTGCTTCTTGACTCAGGCGAATAGATTCTTCTGCCTCCAGCTTTTTCTTGCCACTTTCCCATTCATCTTTGATTGTGAAACAAGCATCAAGATATGCTGAGAAGTTTTGCCACAGCAGATTCTTGTCTACTGTATTGGGATGATATTGTGGGAATGTTAGACGCTGACTTGTGAGATTGAAATACCATGAAGCAAGATGAAGCACGCGGGATGCCGCACCTATAGATACTGGGAACGCTGGGAGGCTTGGCGCCGGGTTCCTAGAATCTTGCACAATGCAGCCGAGAGAATACATGATTGCACTCAGGCTCAGAGCAAGTTCTGTTGCTTCTGCAGTGCTTTCTGGTTTCCAAGAGTTGTTCTCAAGACAAATGATTTGGCTTGAAAGTTTTGAGATGAGTGCAGGCAGTGGAACATTGTAAATTGGATGGAGAAAAGTTTGTGAGAAGTTGGCAAGCACAGGCCAGCTTGAAGCACAAAGATTTGTAATCTGTGCCAATGGCAGACCACTGCGTGGGCAATAGATTGTTTTGATGTTGGTCATAGTAATGTGTTCTCCTCAGTTTTAGATCATGTCAAGATCAAGAGTTTCTTCTGGCGGAGTTTCAATAAGCCAGCCCATCTTTTCTGCACAAATGGGGCCAATCTTATTGAATATGCTGATCTTGTTTGTGAGTCCGCGTCCACAGATAGAACATTGTCCAGTCTGCACACCGTATTTTACGGCTTCACCGCGTGGCGCTTGCATGACTGCAAGAATATGTTCACGAGTTTGTGGGCTGTCTTGATAATCTCGGCTAGGCCAGAACCAGTTGTTCTTAATCTTGCCAAGATAAATTTTTGTTACGCGATCAGTCACATAGACTGTGCCTGGATTTTTTCCAGTGCGCGGCGCCAGACTAAAAATGAACGATTCTGTGCGCAGCGTAGGCTTGGGAAAACCTTTGTCTTCTGCAGACAGAAAGATGTTTTCAAGTTCGCAAGTTTGCATAGCATTAGCTCCTTGATTAGGATCAGAAATCATTCAGACAAGTCGCCACGACCTGCGGCAGGATTCATGAGTTCTTTGGCCTTGCGCTCAAAGTATGCAATCTTTTCTTTGAGCGTAGTTCCGGGAATGCGTGGGCGGCTTGCGGCAACTTTGAGACTGTTTTCATATGGGGCAATGTCTCCTTCAGTGATGATAAACAATTCTTTCTTAGCCCGTGTGACTGCCGTGTACATAAGTTCACGAAAGATCATGGTAGCATGAGAATTGTGCAGAAGAATAAATACTTTGTCCCACTCAGAACCCTGACTCTTGTGGATAGAGAGAGCATATCCAAAAGTCATCTGATTAATTTCTCCTGCACTGGTAAGAACTTTCTCGATGCCAAGATCAGGGATGTAGACTTTGATATTGTGCGAGGCAAGATTCTTAGATTCTTCATCATCGCCCGCGGCCAGATTGTCCAGAGCGTTAAGAATTTCATCTGCAGTCTGAGCACGCACATCGGGATTAACAGGATTAAAACCCCAGCGATCAAGAGTCTTAGAACTGAGCTGTGGTTCTTTGCCGTAATATCCGATTGTCTGAGAAATCTCGAGGATTGTGGCCTCATATCTGTCTACCATTACACGATCACCCACGGCCCAATAAGTTTTCTGGTATCGCGCAATGACTTCATGCACTTCTGCGCCGCGGCGCTTCCCTAGGAAATCTGCAATGATGCGATTGATTTCTATAGTTCCGAAAGATCCTTCCTTATTAAAAGGCATGAGGATCATGTCAGATTCTGGATTAAGTTTGCCCTGTTCAATGAGTCCAGGAATAAACTTGCGCATCATAAAAAGTGCAGATTCTTTGTCCGCACGCTTTTTCCATGGTTGGAAATGCACAGTTCCGTGCTCGCCAGAATCTATTGTGTGTGCAGAAGTTAGCGTTGCGATTTCTGTCACAGCGCCAGTGCGAAGACTTGTGGCCAGAGAAATGATTGGACTGAGCAAAGCTTGGCGATAAACATGCGTAAGCTCCACGACTGGCAGTTCTGCAAGTTTGAAACCAAGAATGCTTGGGCCAAACACTGGCGGAATCTGATTCAGATCACCCAAGAAAATGATTTGTGTTTTCTGGGGATATGGGAGTGCAGCGATAAGTTGTCCATACAAGTCCAGACCTACCATTGAAGATTCTTCAATGATCAGTGTGGAAATATGCGGGAGTTTGTTCGCCGCATTATAAGTTGGCTCAAAGCGCATGGTATTCCGTAGATTGCCATCGGCGTCTACGATTTCATAATATACAGGTGCAAACTCGATGAGTTTATGAATTGTGAGGCAATGAGTCTGCAAATGCTCAGGCAAACGCTTGCGAATATTGTTGACCGCCTTGTTTGTATATCCAACAATTGCAATAGCTGGTGCATCCTTGCCCAGATGTTTTGTGGCTGCAGTCAATGGCACCATATGGGATGCACGCTGAAGTCTCGAGATGAGTTCTTGCGTAACTGTAGTTTTGCCAGTGCCTGCTGCACCTATAAGGCAGAAAGATTTGCCTTGCAAACCATGCTCAATTGCTTGGAGTTGCTCAGGATTAAAACTCATGGTGCCTCCGGCACCACTAGAAATATTTGTGAGTGTGAGTGGAAGAATAGAACTCCCGGAGCTAGGCGCCGACGGCGCTGCGTTTTGTTGCGGCGCAAGCCGTGCAAGTCTATCCGCGTGCGCTTGACGCGCCGCGGCGACTAATGCTGCAATCTTAGGATTCATTGTTTGATCTTTCAGAAGATAAAGGATTGGAACCCCGAGCATGGCTCGAGGGACTTACAGTGTAACAGAGTGGGTATGCCCTGTCAAGGGGGATTTATGAATATGTTGGTTTAAACTATTATTTTGTGTGCGGGGTTTGTAGTTTGTAATATTGGGGCTTATGTAACAGTGTAACAGTGTAACCCTGTAACAGGCCCCCCCCCTCCGGGGCACCCGGCCCCCAATGCATCCAAAATTATAAACAGGAGCCCTGCATACAGAATAACTGACCCACTTCCCCCCTTTTCCAATTGTCCTATAGGGGGTATTAATTTTATATATATAAAAATAGTTGTTTATTATTATGATGTATAAAAAAGGTGTATATAATTAATGTGGGGGTATAAGGGGATATTACAGGGGATAGGTAGTATTGTTGTTTACTAGGGGAGGGGTGCAAGGGGGCGGGCGGGGCGAGGGGAGGGGTGTTACATGGTTACATGGTTACAGCGTTACATAAGGCCATGCATTGTTGTTTACTTTTTCTGTTGAGATTTTGTAAACAAGTTTTTTGAGAAAAGTTTGGATACAGGACTGCGCTCTGCGCTGTTTAGTTTCCGCAAAGGCCCAGGATTTAGAGTCGGCCGGAAAAACCCTGTGGGTCAGTCGGGTATTCCAAACGAGAATCACTTAGATTGACGAGGATCGGCACTGATCGGCACTGATCGCCGCAGGATTGCAGCAAATCCGGGCATGATCAAAACATAGATTGACCCTATTAGACTGCCAAAATCTGCAGAAAAATATCATTGGATCAAGGGGGCTTGACAAGGTAGCATCTGGGCCTGTTCTTTAAAAATTTGCGCGATCCCGAGATGTTCACTGGCAGGCCGGCCGAGTGCCGGGACCGAGTGTGCATGCATGGGATATATTCATCCCCGGTATATAGATACTGGGTTATTCATCCAATGGATATATTAATATCCAAAAGGAAAACAAATGTCTGAAACCATCGTCACTATTCCGCTGTACACCACAATTGCACCGATTAAGGTGGAGGGGTTGAAAACAATCTTCGCCCGGATTAATAATCCCACGAGAAAATTTTGGGTTCAAATTGAACCAACTGCCTGGAATGAAATTCAAACTGCACCAGAACAATATCGGCCGGTTATTGAAGCGGCACTTGATAATGCAGCTAAGATGATCCTCACGGATTATGTAAAAGCATATACCATCGCCCCTTCAGAACTTCCTGCCCATATCTTCAGCGCAGAAAGCATTCTCGATCGTGCCGGAGATAATGACTCTAGCTGGCTTTCCAAGGAAGAATTAGAAAATGCTTGGAAAGAAAGTGATACGCGCAAACGCATTATTGAAAACAACAAATACAAGGATAGCGCAGAGTATCGGAAAGTAGCTAACCTGTATGCGGAATATGTTCTGAAACTCAGCGGAAAGCGGGCAGATATCCCCCGAGATAAGCTGGATTGGATTCTCGCCAAGATCGAAGATACTGATCTTGAAACAGAGTTCGGGTTGTTCGTATCTAGGAGAATCTCACAACTCAAAACCAAAAAGGAAGTGAACAAGGAAATTGATCTTGATCTAATCTAATCCAAGGAAACCAAGGAAACACCATGAAATCCCTTATAGAAGACATCAAGGAAACCCAGCGCGAGATTATCGCCGATAATCAGATTGATGCAGAAAACAAAATCAACAGTATCATTCTTTTGGAAAAGCAAATCCAAAAGTTGATTCGGGCAGATATCAGCGCAAACCGCGCAAGATGGAATATCATCGACCAGCTCGAGGAACTGAAAACACAAAGATAATCCACTCCACATAATCAAGCCCGGGCAATAGCCCGGGTTTTTTGTTTTTGGCTTGAGATAATATAAAGTGGGTCAAATTATTGAACACGGGGACAGATAGGTTTTCAAAAAATGGGGTATACCGGGGTATATATCCCCCCTCCCATATATTTTTGAAACACATAATAATAACTAATAACTATATTCCAACATAATATTATCTAATAATATATATTCCATCCAAAAAAAAATTTTTTACTTCGCTTCGCTACGTAAAAAATTGTGGCCTGCGGCCATCCAGAGGATTGATTGTTCAGTGCTTCGCACTTCACTGCTGGGGTCAAGTGAATGTTGAATGGGCTTTGCCCAAACAGAGGGTTGATTGTTCACTCACTTCGTTCGTTCACGAGTCTGCGACTCACAAAACAAATGATGGTTGACTCGAACTCCGTCCTCGCTTTGATTCAGCGCTTTGCTATTGGCCGGAAGTATTTAAGTAGTGCGGAGCTAGCGCCAGGGGCGCGTCCAGATGGACGAGTGCGCTTACGCGCAGCGCAGCTTCGCTGCACAAATGAGGATTGAAGGGGGTACAGGCCCTTTTTGGGTTGTGTCGTTGGAATATTCCTATGACATCCTCCGGAATTTTCTAAAATTTTCAAACTAGATTGCTTCGCACTTTTAACTACAGGAGGATTTGTCTTTCTTATAAACACCAAGCTCGGAGATAGAATAAATTAATCATTGGAGATCCTATGGCACAAACTCAGACGGCGCCGGCGCAAACCCAGGCAGAAATCGTGGCGGCGCTGCGGGCAGAAAATGCCAAGTCAAACTCTGCAGTTTGGAATGCTGTGAAGCGCGTGCCTGGGCTTCTTGCTGGTGCCGGGGTTGACACAGCAAATTTGCTCCTTGGCGCATTGGCTGGGCGAGGACTGCAGGGCCTGAGCAAAAAACCCGTGGGCGGCAGTGAAAGTATAAATGAAGCATTTGGTCTAAAGAAATCTGACAATGCTACGCAGAATACTGTAGAGAGCGTGCTGGGCATGATGAGCCCCGGCGGCGCTGCCAAAGCTATTATTATTCCTTTCACCGCGGCGCAAGCTACGCGGGCCGGCGTCTCTAAAATTGCAGACCAAGCTCTGCGCACTTATGCTAGAACTGGCGACAATGCCAAGGTACTTGCAGAGTCGAATAAAGCACTAAAAGCTGCAAATTTTCCCATGGCTGTTGAGGGCATGTACGTCGGCCCAGACATGAAGCTGCGGGCGTCATTGTCAAACCAAGCATTTAAGCCAAATTTTGGTTCACAACTTTTTACCGCAGATCCTGCAACTGGTGCTGTAAATCTTGGTAAGCCTCTACTCGGAGGGCAAAATACTGTCCGTGTCGAGACTGTGTTGCCGCACGAAAGTTTGTATAAACTTATGCCAGAGCTAAAGGGCACGCGCATCATACATGATCCAAACTTAGATAATACTAACGTTTTAGGGTACTATAATGTTGGCAGTAATAGGATAGGGCTGCCTAGTTCTGTTGCAACAACTTCAGAGTCTCCTTTTATAAGCACACTTATTCATGAACTTACGCATGGTGGGCAAGGCTACGGCTTCACACGCAGCGGCTCACAAGTGGCAATAGATCCATTAGTGCAGTCTATTGAAGAAGCCAAACAAATGGGCTCATTTCGCACGAAGCAAGAGTTAGATGACGTAATAGCTACATTAATAGACATTGATTTCGCTAGCATGTACCCAACACTAAAATCTCCCAGAGTGCCTGCAGACCCAGATGCATATTTGTACAATCTCTACAGAAATATTTTTGGAGAAGTTGAGGCACGGCAGAGTCAAAATATGACTCCTGGCAG